TTGGCGGAGAGGGAGTCCAAAAATTCACCCTCCATGTGAGTCTACCATCACCCAATAAACCCATGTAATACATGGCTTACAGGGTAACCCTACTCCAATCTAACCCATTCAACTTCACTAAAATCTACGTTTAACTGGTGGGTAGACTGGTGGGTAGATTGAGCTCTAAGCAAGATGATAAACAGATAGTTGTGGGCTCTCGTAAGCCCTCTTTCACTGCGCGTGGAATTATCTCAGTTAACAAGCCTGGCTACCATGCCGATCCTGAAAATAAAGGTCTATACCTTCAGGTTACCAAAACCACCAACGGCATTGCTCGCAGCTGGATATTTCGCTTTACTAGCCCAATTACTCTTAAACGCCGAGAAATGGGTATTGGCCCAATTGAATCTTTTTCATTAGCCAACGCTAGATTGAAGGCTTTAGACCTACGTCGGCAGATACTTGATGGAGTCGATCCTCTGGAGCAAAGAATAGCTAGGCGATCTAAAGCATTCGAGGCAAATATTCATACGATTACATTTGCAACTGCGGCAGAACGGTGCATCCAAGCCAAGAAGGCTGAATGGTCAAATGCAAAACATCAAGATCAATGGACAACTACGATAGCTAAATTCGTCTCACCATTCATTGGCAAACTAAGAGTTGATCATATTAGCACTAGCCACATAGTGAAAGTTCTTGAGCAGGATATTAAGAATAAGAAAGGTGAGGTAGAAGGCACCTTTTGGAATGTGCGCACTGAAACGGCTACTAGGGTTCGCCAGCGGGTCGAAGTAATACTGGATTGGTGTAAAGCACATCAATACATGCAAGGCGAAAATCCGGCTCGTTATCAAGGCGCCCTAAGTCACTTATTACCTAAAGCAAGCAAGATTAAGAAGAGTATTCATCACCCTGCCTTGCCCTTTAAGCGCATCGGGGAATTTGTTAATGAATTAAGGGGGCACTCTGGATTCTCTGCATATGCACTTGAGTTACTTATCCTCACTGCAAGCAGAACAAGTGAAGTGATCGAGGCTCAATGGGATGAGTTTGATTTGGAAGCCAAGGTTTGGACTATTCCAGCCGAGCGCATGAAAGCGGGGAAAGAACATCGTGTTCCACTAAATATTAGAGCTATGGAAATCCTCAATCAATTAAAGACAATCAGGGTGAATTCCCATCTCTTTCCCAGCAATATTCATAAGGAACGTCCTCTATCTAATATGGCCTTGCTCTCGATGATGAGGAAAATGCCAAAGTATGCAGACTACGTTCCCCATGGCTTCAGATCTACCTTTAGGGATTGGGCAGCTGAGACAACGGACTATTCAAATGAGACTGTTGAGTTAGCACTAGCGCATACGATCAAAAACAAGGCCGAAGCGGCATATAGAAGACAAGATCAGCTAGAAAAACGCTCATCGTTAATGGCAGATTGGATTAACTACATTGATATGAACATCATGCAACTCTCTCAAAATGCGGAACATCTACAAACCCCTTAAAGTTTCCACCCCATCTGTTCTTGGGGTCTAGGCTTTCCCAATATTGACCAACAGTGCGGATTAGCTCCTTATCCCAAACTAGCTTTCCATTCCAGAAGAAGTTCAGATCAATAGCGCAGCGTCTCAAATGATTACTATTCATAGTCTTAGATCTACCGCTTTTGAAATAGATCTCCTGCTGTTCTGGAGATCGCCAAAGCTCTCCTCCTGTAACTAACCATCCTTCAGCTGTTGCAAACTGGATAAGGCGGCTGACATCAATTAAGAATGCCGCTTGCTCCGCTACTAGGCCGCTCATGCTTGCTCTTCTCTTTTATTTAGGCCATGCATGCGCATCTCAAAGATTTTCTCTACTGATCTGCCACCAAAGTAAGCGAGCATCACCAGCTGACCCCACTCTCCAAGTAGCTTTACATAGGCTTCATTGATATCTATTCCCATAGCTGAGAGCAAAGCAAATAAAAGATAGGCTGTGAGGATATAAACCAATGTTCCAGGGCGGATGTTCTTTGATAACTTGGAATCGCTTCCCATGTCGGATTGCCAGCGCTGTGTGGCATTTTCTTGAGAAGCTCTATGCATCTGCGCTAAAAGTCTAGACTCTTCTATCTCCAGTTCTTTTTGCCTAAGCGTGTATTGCAATAGAAGTTGTTCTTGCTCTATCTCAAGTTGCTTGAGCTTGATGAGGTCCTCATGGCTGGGATTCTCCGGAATGCGTACCCCAATCTTGCTCTCGATAAACTCCTTTCCCTTAGCCTGTACCGCACCCGCAAGTAGGCCAAGACCATTGACGGCCAAGGTTTGCACTAGAGACGTAATTATTGGAAGCATTCTTGTATCTATTCTTTAAGTCACCGCCCCACAGCCGCCTGGGATATGCTGGCAGTGGGGCGCAAAATCGCGCGCCCACACACCATCATTGCTACAACACCCACAGCCGCACCCAAACATTGGCCGCTAGCGGTGATCATCCCTACTGCTAGCGTTTCTTGGCTCCTTTGGTTTCTGTTTCGATTTCAGGAGCCTTTTCTATTGGAGACTCTTGAGGCGAGGCTTTTTCAGACATCAGACCTTCTACGATCTCCATTAGGCGATCTCCATCATCCTCACCAAAAACTTTCGCTACTACTTCATGCCCATACTTGGCGCAAAGGCGGTCGTACTCCTGCTCAGGGGTTATCGTAGTTTTGGATTGGCGCTCGAACACCGTGACGTTCTCGCGCCCAAAAAGGTTTCGCAGTATGTTGGTTTCATACGGCGGCACGTACACATGGATAGTAGTAAAGGCATCCCTGCGCACTACCGCCTCTACCTCTTTAATTTGAAAATCACTATGAATCAGTTCTTTTGTATTCATTTGTATTTTCCTTATTGAATTGCCAATACCGCATGGGCATTTGCTCGTGAGATGGATAAGGCGCAGCGCAAGTTCACCATGGCATACATTGCTAGCGTGTCATGCGGACGAATTGGGGCAACAATGTCTAGATCGTCATCTCGCAGCTTCATAAAGCGTGTATTGAGAAAATAGCAGCGCTTACTCCACTCCACAGTTCGATTGGCCATGGCATCAAGCTCATCAAACTGTGGATCCCAGATGATTTCCACACCCTTGAAGGCAAGGCCAGTATTTACGCCCGCACCCACCCCAGCATCGATGTATTTGGTTTCTCCAGATCCAGCGATTTGGGTGACTGTCACTTGCTTGCGATAGGTATCAATGAACTTACCACCCGCAATGATGAAATCAGGGCTGCCGCCATGCTTAATGCATTGACGCCATGCAGTCTCCATCTCGCCCACTAGATTACCTGTCGCCGTTGATGCAATATCTTTAACCGCATAGTTGCGCCAGTAGCTTGCTTTGGCTCGATCAATACCGCCTACAGTACCGGCATCTGGCGCCAAACTCACTAAGCTATCAAGTCCGACCAATGCATCTGCGCCATGTGAGCCATCGCGATGTAACTCTAGGTCTAGCTTATTGAGAAATCCCTCCCTAAGCACTTCCAGCTGCTCGTCTAATAAATTTATCAGCTGCACGCGCTCGTTATATTCAAGCTGAAAGCCTCGCGCCCCACCCTCACGCACCTTAATGCCGTTACTAAAGAGTCTGTCATAGTCTATATACAGCCCATCCACCGCCCTGCGCCATGGGAATGAGGCCTGCTCTGTAGTATTACGCTTATTGAATTTGACCGTCTCTTCGCCAAATGCCCAACTAAAGTTACTGCCATGTTCTTTACGAATGTTTTCGACTACGTTTTGCTTTGCACCTAATAGGCTTTTACGACCTTCCATCAGTTTTTTAAGGAAAGGTCTCTCTACCGCAATTTGATCAACTGGAAGATTACGCAGGTACTCATCTAAGGAAACCTTAGCTAACTCCTGTAAGTCAGTATTTGAAATTGGCATATGCCACCCCATCAATAGTTATTTATGAAATTAGTTGGCTTCACACCAATTGATGGAGCGTGAGTTCATCCATTACTACGCTGCTAGGTGCGACTCTAGCTTTAACGCAAAGGCGTGAAGCAGTAGCTTGAGTATTTAGCTTTCGCTACGTGATTTCATTATTGGGGTGCTTTGTATAGAGTCGGGATATTTCTGGGGTTTTTATTCAGTTTTATTATTTATTCGCTATGGGTCTTTATGCCCAATGTGTTATTGCGCCACCTTGGGCATAAAAGAGCGTTTCTTTGGTCGTGCCCGTCAAGGGTGCGCAAGCCACCCCTTTGGGGTGCCCTTGACGCAATAGCGTTGTTATTTAGCCTAAAAGCCGCACTTCTTATAGCTATTTGATACCTATGGGTATCATTTTATTTAACTAATTTTTACCTATAAGCTATAATTAAGCATATTAATTAATACCTATAGGTATCAATATGAACAAGAAATTCGCTAACTTACAGCTTCATCAAATGGACCTGGCCCTCAGTAAGTTAAGGGAAGCGCGCCCTCCTGCCCGCCCAAGTAGCGGCTGGGTGAAGGCTATTCGTGAATCTTTGGGCATGTCAGCCTCTGCATTGGCTCGTAAGCTAGGCATTACGCCTGCCAGCATTAACAAGCTCGAAAAGGCTGAGGCTGATGAAAAGATCACTTTAGCCAGTCTTCGAAAGCTAGCTAGCGCCCTAGATTGCGAATTGCACTACACCCTAGTGCCACGCAAGTCTCTAGAAGAAATTCTGGAAGACCGCGCCATTACGGTTGCGCGGGAGCGCCTACGCCCTATCTCTCATTCAATGAGTCTTGAGGATCAAGCTGTGGAAAAGTCTGCCAGTGAAAAACAACTCCAACTGCTGGCAAAAGAGATTTTGGATGGCCCTAGGAGAAATCTATGGTGATGCATTTTCAATATCCGCCAGGAGCAACGCCGATTGATCCGGATGAAGCTCTTGGCCTCATCCCTAAACATATCAGCACTCAAGCCCAATTAAATGCGTGGGAAGAGTTAAATATTGTTGAGGGTGCCAATTGGATTGAGCGCCAAAAGCTTATTCAAAGTTTTGATGAAGGCTTGGTACGTGAGTTACATCGCCGCATGTTTAATGAAACATGGCAATGGGCTGGCACGTTCAGAAAGAGTGCCAAGAGTATCGGCATTGATTGGACTCAGATTTCTGTAGCCCTGAAAAATCTCATAGATAACACTACCTATCAGATTGAAAATAAAACACTGCCCTTAGATGAAATCGTTGTGCGCTTTCATCATCAGCTGGTATTGATTCACGCCTTTCCCAACGGCAATGGTCGTCATGCTCGATTAATGGCAGATGCCTTAATAGTCAACCTTGGTGGTGCAAGATTTTCATGGGGTGGCAACACTTCCATTGCCTCCCCAGGTGCTACCCGTCAAAACTACCTGTCCGCGCTACGCGCTGCAGATAATGGCGACATTGCACCTCTCATGAAATTTGCGAGGCAATAGGGCTAAATGCCCATATTGCCTAGATGCTGAGCGATTCGGTCCATCGGGTTATCAGAACTTGCTAGCGGCGCTCCTAGGGTTGAGGTTCGGGCTCGGATGGGCTGAAGATGTTGTATTGGAGTAATCCTTGCATTAGAAAAATCTGGCTCTTGCATTTCTATTGAGTCATATATTGATTCAATCATGGACTGCCATTGCTCCGGTTTATTTGTTTGCACAAAGACCTGCATGTAAAAAGGATCGGTGAGGTACTTGTAAAAGCATTGAGCTTTAGCTGTGTGATCAATCTCATCTTCGCGTGAGTTTAGGTATTTGATGATCTGGTGCTTAGCCTCCGAAACTAACTCGGCAGGCTTCTTCTCTTTTGTTTTGAGCGCCATCGTGTTATCAACAAATTGACTTTCAATCTCATATTTACGAATGGCATCTTGCAAACTCGTAACAGTACATTGCAAATCTTCAACTTGTCTTTCTAACTCTCGTTTCTCATTGATGATTTTTTGCATACGCTCACACCCCCGCTTAGATTTAATACTCATGTCGGGATTTGTATCCGCTGGCACAGGGTTCAAAGCCTTGCTGATCACTTCCTCTGCTGTTTTAGCCTGAATCAGGGGCTGCGGGAGTGTCTCCACGGTTATGGCAGCAGGCGCAGGTAACAAATCACCAAGGTCATATGCCTGAGGCTCCGGTATTGCCTCAGGAGTAGCCATTACAGTGGGCACAAGAACCTCGCCCTTAATCGGCGCAAAGATTGGCTCGACTTCTAAAGCCTCTATTTCTTCTCCCTCTTCGATATCTTCAGAGATTTCTGAAAGCGATGGGCTAGGTTTAGGCTGCCTACTGAGGTCATCGAGCAAACTGCTTGCCTGACTTTTAGGCTCTGTCTTTTCGGACTTATGAGTCTTTTGCTTTTCAGCCTCCTGTTCTTTAGCCAATTTAGCTGCCGCTTGCTCTTCGGCCTTTCTTGCCCTCTCCTCATCGGCAAGCTTTTGCGCTGCCGCCCTCTCTGCAATTTTTAACTCGCGTTCTTCCCTGGCCTTAATCCGCCTAGCATGCACTTCTGCCGCATGTTTGTCTTCCGCCTCTTTTCTGAGGCGCTCGCGCTCTTTTAATTCCTCTCTATTTTGTGCTCTTTGAATCGATCCGCCATTACTTAGCACCTCTGATTTAAAACTTGTCACTTCATTTGCTACCTGCGTCATTACTGATCTCCTCTTTTAATAAACCACCCTCTTGAACTTGTTGCTGCCTCCGCTCCGAAAATAGATTGATGCCCAAGTTAGGGTCGATATAACCCTCCCCTTGCTTTTCCACCTTCGGTATAAATAGATTGGAATCGATGCGATCGTCATATCGCAAGACAGTTTCTCGTAGGAGATTACGGATATGTTCGTAATCCATTCCTCTTGCTTGTAGGTTCTGAATTTGTATTGATAGATTTGTAATCAGCGGCAGAACCTTTAGCCAACCTTCCTTTTCTTCTATGCCGTCCGGTGCACCAGTGGTGCCGGCTCTAATTCGCAGATCGACCATGTCAAAAATTCGATCTTTGGTAAGGGTTGGCCAGTCATAGGTTTTCTCTTTGGTGATAGTGAGCTTGCCATCGACCATAGTTGTTCTGGTAACTGGTGAGCCCATATAGCACTCAACCTGCTTACTGGTTAATTCTTGTAATAAAACCTCGGCACTGTATTGAGCGATTTCTTGCAGCCAATCCTCTATTTGATCCTTGAATTCAAATACGCGCCCAGATAAGGCTCGTTGCAGAATATTGGCTTCTGTCGCGGTCTTAGGCCTTACTACCGTTGAGCGGGCAGCATCCTGCAATCCAGTTACCTGCTCCCAGTCATAACGCACTGCACTGGTGTCATAAACAATCGGATCTATCTTAGGATGACCTCTGGGAATAATGACTTGATTAAGAGGTTTACCTTCGGTATCAACGATAGTGATCTCACCAAATCGTGAGTCAGCATGTTTTTTAATTGTTTTCTCATTGATATCCGCTGATGCCACCCACCCCGGAATACAGAGGTCTCTGTGCTGATTAAAGCGATCCCTTGCTTCGTTGTGCTCATCTTGAAGACGTTCAGTCAGATCAACCAGGCTTGGTCCAACAAACTGACCATCAACCACTTGGTACGGCAATAAGAAAAATGGATACCAGCGCTCTCCGGCCCTTGGTGGTGAATATGGTTCACGTAGCCATTCTGTTGCGCCCTCTACCATGGTGTAAACACGCTGGGTAGTTCTATCCCAGATCTCCAAGACTGCAATCTGCTGATCATCGCTTACCGGGCTTTTACTTGCATCTAAATGCATTGAGGCTAGGCGCCTAGCTTTCTTATGGGATGGCTCACCTTGGCCTGGTTGGTAGATCTTGGCGCTAGAGAGATTCTTTTTATACAGGGCCTCAGCCTGTGCTCTCTTCATAGGTATAACTTGGCAGATCCAATCTGCATCCGTGTAGTCCCAGAATTCACAGATGGATGGGTCTATGAGTAGATTTTCTGTAAGGACTCTGTCGATTACCAATCCTTCAGCGGATTGGACTTCTGATTGCTCATGGAGTGACTTGATAAGCTCTTCTAGCTCTGCTCTCTTGGCATCATGATGATGGTGTTGGTCATCATCTTGAAGGTCTCGCGCTAGATTCTCTATAGCCAAGAGGTTTTCTTGGGCATCATTAATACGTCCCTGTATATAAGAATCCCTGCTTAGATCTCTTTGATACATCACCTTAAGAATTCCAAAGCTACAGGTCAAAGCTGCTCTTACCGTTGACTTAGCTCGATTCTTCAGTTGCGCATGCTCTAGAGCTCTATTGGTTACTTTTTCTATCGTGCTGCAAAAGAGTTTGATATCTGCGCCCGCATGGGCTGGGGTAATTGAAATCTCTGGATTGCGGGCATAGACATTAGGTAGCACTGCAGAGATAGTGCCGTGGATTAGATTTGCTCTAAGGCTGTAAAAGTCTTTACTGGTGGGGTCTGCGTTCCAGTTAAAGCCAGCTACCGTATTGCGATTGTGTCTTACGCGCTTATGAAAAACTGACCAGTGAGCGCGCGCATGTGTAATGCGGGCGGTCCATTTTTGTTGAAGGGCTTTGGAGTCTTGAGGCACTCATTAGTTATAAGGTCCAATCAGCAGGAACATGGATTTAATTTGAATAAATAGTGTAGATTGCACGAATGAAAGAAAAAATTATTACCATTACAAAACTCGCCATCCCCTCAGTCATCATTCTTAGCATAGCTTATGAATGGAGCTATTTTTATGGTCTTGGAATATCGCTTTCAATTACCCCCTTAGGCACCTCTGATTTTCTGAAGGGCTGGATTCGCTGGTACCCATGGGCATTCGGCATACTTACTGGCCTATTTTTAGTAAAGATCCTGATCCCTAGATTAGAGGGTTGGAAATCTGAGCAGGAAATAATTCAATCGTCCCCAAATCCTGAGGCAACGCAAAAAGCTCGACTTCAACCTTGGAAAGCACTTCATTACTTTGGGCTTCTTGCTTTATTGATGCCAATTTTATTTGGTGAAACATATATAACCGTTGGAACTATTGGCCTAAGTTACTTATGGGGCAGATTCATAGTATGGCTTTTTAAGGGGTCTCCATGGCAAGCTTTTAATATGGAAGCCCTCCTCTATGGTGGTCTCGCAGTTCTCTCCATCTCCTTGCTAGGTTTTCATAGCGGGTCTCTTGTTTTGAATAATCCAAATTACCATGGAGAGACTACATATAAAAATAGTGAGCACTCAAAGCCACTCCAGATCATACGAACATTCGAACAATGGACTTTAGTAGCTACAGGCAAGAAGCAATTCTCATGGATTCAACACGAATCAAATGTAGAAATTAACTTTGAGTCAGATCGCGAACCATTTAAAGGGTTGGTGTGCAATCAAATTCACATGTATCTCTGTAAAGTTAATTAGTTTCGTTGCTCCTCCTAGACCTCATCACCCCATACCTAGTGGCATCCCAGGCATGATCTTCGGCATCTGTATCTACATCTTCAGGGTTTAATGAGTCTGGT